ATGTATATTATTGTAAGCCTTAAATGATTCATTGAGTGATTTCAAACCTCCATCTTCAAATTTTTCATATTCCTGTTTTGGATTAACAAGCATTACATATCCTGTATCAGGATTAACTTGTAACTTTGCTTCAGGATATTTAGTCTTAAAGTTCTGTACACCAACTGCTAGGTTCTTTTTATAATCTGTTAGAAGATTAGTTAGTTTAGATAAAGTCTTAGGGTCTTCTGATATAGCAGGCATAGCCTTCATAAAGCCTTCCTTAGACATATTCTTAATCAAATGTTGTAGTTCTTGTGCTCTCTTACTATTGTCTCCTGAGTCAAGACGTACATAAGCAATGGTAGCTTCAAGATTCTGCTTCAATCTCTTAGCTGCTTCAGGGTCTTCTGAAGCTGTAGCTATATACTTCTCAGCTATCTGAGACATTGCTGTACCCTTTCCTTTACCTAGTTCACCAAAGCCTTCATTAACTTTAGTGTTATGTTCATCATTAACTTTTCCTTTAGTTTGAGTAAAGGCTTTATCTAATTTCTCTTCATACTTTTTAATTTCTATATTAAAATCTCTTTCTGCACTAACTCTTCCAGCTTGTCCTGTAGGACCTTCAGAGAACTCTTTCATTAAGTCAGCCTTTGCATAAGCTCTAGCCACACTAGGGTCTCCTAATATTTCAAGCTTCTCTGTAGTAAGTAGACCTTCTAGTCTAGCTTTTTGACCAGCAGCATCTGTAGTTCCATTATCTAAATCAGTATATGTCTTAACTATACCTTCTATCTGCTTATCTAGTTGGTCTATATGGTACTTAACTCTTTCATTAGTAGGAGAAAGTTTATACTTCATTCTATAATTAGTAGCTCTACGTTTCCAATCAATACCTGCTTGAAGCCTTAGTGCAGCTTTTTCTCCATCAGAACCTTTACCAGCATTTATTTCTTGAATATCAGTTGTTAAACCTGTTAATGTTACATCACTTAGATAAGGAAGACCACCTGCATCTTGTAGCTTCTCTGCTTCTTTAACAGTCAGATTATCATTATAGTTACCATCAGTATCTCCTCGTTTAAGGTCCTCAGAACCTCTCTTCAAGAGTTGTCTTTTAGATGTATCTGAAGCAATTAAAGCTAGGTTAGGACTTCCATCAGCATTTTGATATAAAGGATTACCAGCAAAGTCAATCTCCATTCTATGAGCAGCTTTGAAAATCTCTTTTTGTAAGTCATCTTCTCCAGCTTTATTAGCCTTATCTATGGCAGCATCTCTTGCTACTCTACCTGATAGGTTATTTATATTAGCAACAGTTTGTACATGACCCATAATCTCAGCAGCGTAAGCAGGATTATTTGCTATAGCTTCTCTAGTTACTTTAGCTAATCTACTTTTAAGTTCATCAGCATCCATTCCACCTTGAGCTCTATAGTTCTGTAGTTTAGTAGTCTTCTCATTTAGAGCTTTCATAAGTCCTTCAGAGTTCTTTCTAGTTTCTTCATCAAAGTCAGTGTAATCACCAGGCATACCAGACTCAGTTTTCTCACTTATAGAGTTCTGTTCTGCTTCTAATTGTTTTGCCATCTCTGCTTGATTACCATAACTTCTTTCTATTTGGTCATCTCTAATTACATTAACCTCATCTGCAGCACCATCTAAAACATTCTTCCTCTCATAGGCATTATAAGTATCTATAGTAAGTTTTGCTCCTTTTGTAATAAGGTCTACATCCATACCTGCTTGCTTAGCTTCAGAGTTATCTACTATTCCTTGCTTTTGATATGCTTGAAAGTTAGGTCCTGCAATCTCTCCTCCAAACTTTAGTTTGCTTCCTGTTCTATAGTCTTCATTTATTGTAGCTTTTGCCATTGTCTAGTCCTCTGAGGTTATTGGTTTATAAATTGCATCATACACATCTCTAATAGCTTTGTCTGGATGATTCTTCCAGTACTTAGCTATAGCTCTTACTTCTGGGTTACTTGGGTCATGAGATAACATCCATGTCACCATATTATTCTTTGCTCCAGATTTGTATACTTTCATCTGAGCATCCCAAACTCCATTCATTATTGCAGTAACATCATGAGAAGAGTAATCTCCACTAGCTTCTAGTGTACTGATATGTACTTGGTAGTCCTTTAAGAACCTATCGAATCTCTCAGTATCACCTGTCATATCATTAGATACTTTTTCACTATCTAGATGTTTTACTGCTAGAGACATTGAATTACTTATCTGTAGTATTTCATTACTTCTTCTTTCATCTAAAGACCTTTTCTTATCTTCTGTTCTATAGTATTGAGCTTCAGCTACTGTCTTAATATCTGCCCATCTAAGTGCAGCTTCAAGCCAACCTGCAGGATTATCAGGGTCAGTTACACCTAGACTTCTTCCAGATTTAGTCATAAGGTCATTATATCTAAGAATTGTTATAGCCTTCTCAGCTTTAGTACCAAATGAAGTCATCTGTAATAGTTCCATACCCATTGTAGGTAACTTAGAAACAAGTTCAGAATCAAACTTAAACATCTCAGTAACATTAAATACTCTTTCTACAATGTTTCCAATAGCTTTTCCTGAAGGTCCACCACCAAAGTCTGCATCTCTTTCACCATTAGCAAATCTCCAAGCAGCACTAGCTTTTTTCATAAGCTCTACTACTGGATTAGCACCACCTAGCGAAGCCATCTCTGATACAGTATAGTCTTTATCTTGTCCAGTAATTGAATTAGCAAGAGCAGTTACACCTCTATCAAGAAGACCTTTTTGCATTATCTTAGCTGTATCTCTAATCTTTTTATCTTCATGCTCATTCATATAGTCCATTATTACCCAACCTGCTCCACCATATAAACCATAAGGTGTACCATGAATAACTAATCTAGTTGCTGCAAGAGAAGTTCTCTGAGGAGCTGATAGGTTAGTAGCTGTATCTTGAAATACATTCATAGCTTGTTTAATTATAATAGCTTGGAACTGAGTTATAAAGTTAACAAGAGGTATACGCTGAGACTTAATAGAGCCTGCAGTGTTCATAGCTCCTGATTGTTTCCATGCTTCAAAGGAAATCTCTTTAGCATATCTAGGTTCTCTCCAGTCTTTACCTTTATTTATAGGCTGTTCTACCCATCTAGCTTTAGTCTGCATCCATAGACCAACACGATTTAATAGTTCAAACCTAGCAAAACCCATCTTATTAAAGATATTAGCTACACCACCAAACATATCCTTAATCTTATTAGTTACTTTATAGATACCTCTACCATCATTAATATTTCCTATATGTCCTTTAGCAGTTTCAATAGCAGCAGTATTGTGGTCAATACCTTCTAGTATACCTTCTCTTTTCATTACTTCAACTTCTGCTCTCATTTCTTTATATAGGTCTTTACTCATTAATTTCTGAGTACCTTTAGCTCCTTCTGTAAGCTTACCACCAAGTATAAGACTAGTAGCAGCACCTATCTTTTTAAATGTTCTACCCATACTCTTTGGATGAATAATTGATTGCTCAATAAACATCATAGGCTGCTGTATTGCATGCTTAACTGGCATTACAAATGTTACAAAAGCAAGTGAACCTACTCTCATAGAAGCTTTACTTATTCCAGACATACCTAAGTTACCTACATGTCTAATACCTTTAGAAGTAAGTTTACCTGTAGTATGTACTAGAGGAATATCTTTAGTAGCTTTATATAAGAAACCCATCTCAGCAACATCAGCTAACCAATGAGCTGTCTTCTGAACAAAGGCATCAGGAGCTTCCATAACAGAACCTTTCTTAAATGCTTCTTGTCTACTGTAAAGTCTCTTAGCTTCTTTAGCAAGTTTACCTAGTCTAACTGGGTCTCCAACTTTACCTACAGCAGTAATCTGGTCTATATGAGTAGGGAACTCTCCTCTAGCTGTATCAAGAACTTCAGCAAAATCTCTCATGAAAGCTTTCTTATAAGTCTTATCAAACATTCCTGCTGATGCTGTTCTAGTAATCCTACTTGTAGACTCATCAAGAGACTTCATAGGGTCTTTAATAACAGTATCACCTTCAAGAGTTCTCATATCTTCAACTCTAGTATGTGAGTTTTGATAAGCATCTTCTAAAGTTTTATACTCATGCATCTTATCTGTAATAGTATCTAGTTTTGCAGTACGAGGAGTTCTAATAACTTCAAATCCTTCACCAATATAATGAGGAGATTTAGGGTCAGTCATTTCTTTAATTAAAAGATTAGCTTCATATTTAGTAGAAGCTGTTCCTCTAGTTTCCATATGATGTGCTTGTAGTTCTCTAGCATGTTCTTTCATATTAAGAGACTTACCATTATGTATTAAATTAGTAGGTACAACATCAATAAAGAAGTTACTACTATACTCTTTAAAACTATGACCTGGAAGTTTCTCTACTACTTTATCAGGAAATCTTTCTATTCTATTCTTACCTATTTTAATATAGTCTGAGGTTTCATTATTCTTTCTAACATTACCTTTCATTTCACCATGCATGATAGCTACTCTATCTCCAGGTTTATGAGCTACATAGGAATCTGTTGTTGGGTCATATATTTTAAGGTCTTTCTTTAGACCTAACTTTAGAGAAGCTTTATGACTAATCTCTCTAGCAGCACCTTTCCATTGACCATCAATGTATAGTCCTGTTTCAAATCCATCAGAATGATACTTCTGTTTCTGACCATTATTAAGTATTTCATATAATATATTCTGTGCATCTCTCCAAGCATGTTGAGCTTCATTTAAAGCTACTCTATCCTGCCTAGATAGATGTCCAAACTTCTCTGCTAGTACTTGTTGAGAAATTATATCTATCTTCATAGAAGACTGCATCTCAATTACTACTCCAATTTCTTTCTTGAGTTTCTTATTATTACCTACCTTCTCTCTGAAGTTCTCCATAATTCTAGTCTGAGCATAACCTGCTCTAGTATTTAAGTCTGCTCTAGATTTTTCAAACCACTTAGCAGTAAAACCTGTACCCATGAACCATTCACCTAAAGCTGAGTTATTGAGAGCCTTACCTAAACGATTACTTCCAAATAGAGATATCTCTGTATCTTTAAATGTTTCACCTAACATTTCATTAGCTAGCGTATCATACTTTTTCTTAAAGTCTAATTCAAGTTGATACTTACCTGATAGTCTTCCTTTACTCTTATTGAAAGCTTTAAGAGACATAACTACACCTGATTCTAAGTTCCTAACCATTATATCATTAGTTTTAAACTGTTTAGTTATTTGTGCTCTAGTTCCAAGACCTGCATCAATACCAGCTTGAATCTCTTCTTGCTTCATATTTTCTGCAACTTTTTCTAGTTTAGCACCATGTTCTTTTATCTGAGCTCTATTAGTGAAAGCATAGTCAGGTCCTTTAGTAAATACTAGAGTACCATCAAGTCTATCACCTGTCATATTAAGTCTAGAGTTAGGCTGATTATAATATAATGCTACTTCATTACTTATAGCTATTCTTCTTTCTCTATCAGCTATACGTTCTTCTCTCTTAACTAAGTTATCATCAAACATTAAGTCTTGTTGTATCTGCTCAGACTTAGTTGTTTCTCTAGTCTTTATAACTATTTTAGGATTAATATCTGGAATTATATGTCCATTACCACTAAAGGATTCTCCTGGTTGTAGAGGCTCTTTAGGAAGAACATGTTCAGTTATGATTGCTTCTTTAGTAGTACCTAGTGATTCTGTAAACTTAGGTTTAGGGTCAAATATAGCAGCAACAGCCATCTCTCCTGCTAGTTTAGGATTAGCTTTATTAGTTACATCAAGTATACTGCCTGTAGGATGTGTAAGTTCTGCATTCATTACTGAAGGTTTAGTGGTAGCTTTAGTAACAATAGTCTTACCTAATTTATATGTTCCTTTTACTGCTGCAGGAGCTTTAGCAAAAAGTAGTAACTCTAAAGGAAGAGAAACAAGTCTTGGGTCATCTGGATTTACAGTATTACCAACAGCATGTGTTAAGTTTGTGAAGTGTTCCATTCCAGCCATAAAGTATGATTCATTCATGTCTTCTTTAGATACACCTAGAAGGTCATCAAAGGACATTTCTCCACCTTCTGCAAACATTCGAGTATAGGTTTTATCATCTTTATTATAAGCTCCTCTATTCTTTTCCATTATATAAGCTAGAGCATCTGTAAAGGTGACTTCATCCATTTCATAACCATCCTTCCTAGCAGCTTCTATGAAACTTTCCTTGAAAGCAAGTCTAGTTCTTTCTAATTCTTCTTCAGATTGCATTACACTCATACCAGCAACTCCAGGAGCAAGGAAGTCAACTGCACCTTTTCTGTTAGACAAGTTATAAGCTCTATATCCTTGCCACACATCTTGTACAAATCCAGGAGCTTCATGTATTAACATGTTAGCTACAGCAGCACCTTCATCAAGAATCTTCTTAGCTACATGACTAATCTTATCACCAGCATTTAATGTTTGCCATAGATTCTCAGGCTTAGTATTTGCTACAACAGTATCAGCTACTACATCTTGAGCTTCCATATCAGGAAGACTACCAGAGTTCTCTAGTGTAGCTATATTAGTTATATACTTATCTTTAAGAGTTCTCTTTACAAATCCACCATTAACATAAGATTGTAGAGCTCTAGTTTTAGTTATCTTATCTACTGAAGGGTCTGATATAAGAGCAGAAATAGTATTCTTATTCTCTTCATCATCTTCTTCATTCAAACGAGCTATAGCTGCATCTTGAGTAGCACTAAGACCTTCTTCAACTAGTCCACCAAATACTGTATCATAAGTAGCTTCCATTGCTGCAGGCTCAGCTTCTTGAGCAACTAAGAATGATTGTTCTATAGCTTTCTTAGGTGAGACCTTATTTACTTGTGGTGCTTGGTCAATAGGAGCTTCCTCTGCACTTAAAGGAAATGCTTCTACTTCATCTATATTATCTTCTGGTATTGTAGGTAATGCCATTTATTATTTCCTTTAGTCGTTTTTTTTATTTGTACCATAATCTATTTGGAAAATATCAGCAACACTTTGTCCAAAGTTTTCTACATTTTGCCATCCAGCTTGTTTAGTATTAGCAACATCTCTATTTTGTTGTTGACTTGCTATAGACTGATTATAACCACTTTGTTCTTGAGCAAAACCTTGTTGAACATTTATATCACCTATACTATTAGCTCCTTGAGTACCAAGACTTCCTACTGAACCTGCAAAGCCTGATGTACCACCTTGACCTAATACATTACCTTGTTGTCCAATAGCTTGTTGTTGAGCTATTCTAGTCTTACGTTGTTGTTGTATTCTTTGTCGTTGTGCTTGTGCTTGAGAGAATCTAGACCTAGACTCTTCTTGCTTACGCTGAGTCTCAGCCATTCCTCTACTAGCAGCTACTGATTTCTTACCTTGTTTTCTTGATTTTATAGCACTAAAACCTTGAAAGGCTAGACTAGCTATAGTACCCCAACCAGGTGAAAGATTACTTGCAAACTCTGCTACACTTGTTACCGCCTTAACTACTCCACCCATATTATGTCTCCATTTTAATTACTGCATTTAAATTTCCAAATTCATCTTCAGCAACATGTCCTGTAAGAACTGCTCCAAACATCTTGTTAAACTTGATTGCTTTTGTATCTGCTGCTAGACCATATACTTCTGTAATACCTCTGTTTCTTAAATCTGCACATACTATTCTAAATATTCCTAAGTATCTTTTAAATTCACTTCTACTCCAAGTAGTACAATCTAAATGCATTATATAAACACCTAAAGTATCATCAAATCTTAGCTTTATAAAAGCTCCTTCTTCTTCGTACAGAGTTTCCAACTATGCTACTGATACAGCTGAAGCAGCAGTTGCCCATCCAATTAATCTCAAGTCTTTTCCTGCTGAAGAGGATATTTTAAGACTTATAGTTTTACCAGAACCTCTCATTTTATTCTTAGTAACAATAACTGAATCTCCTGTATCATGTAAGTCTCCTGCACCAGTAGGTGTATAGAATCTATTTAGTCTATAAGCTTCAAAAGCATTACCCCATTTACCACCAGCTGCACTATTTGCCCAACTCCATTGAGCCTGTACTTGGCATGATGATTGACTATCTAATACTAGGTCATCTCCTACAAGAGTATAACCATCTTCTGTTTTTGTTAGATAGAACCATATGTAAGGTATTTGTTTTTCTCTTATAGTATCTTTAAATAATTCATATCCAGTAACTAAGTAACTTGAATAATCAATACCTGTACTATCGTTAGTATACCATTCTAAGAAACTAGTGTTCCTATATTTAGATATTGTAAAGGAAGCTCCTACCATAGTAAGGAAACTAAACTGAGAACTTCTATTAACTGCTTGGTCTTCAGTTACTATAACAGCATCAGTAGAGGTAACTAAAACAGCATCTACACCTGCTTCAACAGCACTAGGTATACTTGAAACTGCATAACCAGGAATAGGTACATAACCTGCTACTTCAGGACTAGCTGAAGCTAGAGGTACTAACACATGTTTATACCAAGCATTAATTGTTAGGTCAAGTATTAATTCTTTATTATAGTTATTAAGATAGTTAGTAGAGTTATATGTTGCTAAGTCATTATATAACCATCTTACTGTATTTTCTTTTTCATCATAAAAACCTGTACAGTGTGTCTTACCTAAATCAGGTATACCTAAGTATAGTGATTGTATTGTAGTTAAAGATAAAGACTCAGCAGCAAATCTACCACCAGCACCATCTGATTTAAGTACATAGATACCAGCTTTAGACCAGTAAACAAAAGTACCATTAACATCAACAATTGAATTAGCATTTGATACACCATTGGTAGAAATCTTAGAAGCCTGGAAAGATGTTGCAATGAATCCACCAGTATCTCCAAATATTTCCCATATACCATTCTCTGCAAAAACTAATAGAGAGGATTGTGATGCTACAATTTTAATAATGTTTGTTGCTTCAGGTATCTGAATAGAACCACCATCTGTATCAACTAAGTCATTTATAGATGGGTCAGTAGGGTCAGCAATTTGATAACACTTACCAAACTCATCATCTGCTTGAATTGTTTTACTAAAGAAAATATAACCTGAATAATTAGGAGACCTAGAGTCACTACCAGATACATCTGAAGTTACACCTGAATAGAATAATCTCTGAGCATATGCAGCAACAGTAGATATATTACCAGCTTCTGAATCTGAAGCTAAACCAGAAGCGTCTGATAAACCTACTCTATCTGTTCCTCTACTAAAAGCATTAATAATAAATGAACCTTTAGCTATTTGAAATATTGAGGTAGAGTTCTTTTCTAATGTAGCAGCATCATATTTTTCATAATCAGCATCAGAAGGATTACTTAGTTTTCCTAATGTCCAACTATCAGAATTACTTGGGTATACAGCTATGTCTGTAAAGGTATCAACAAGAACATCATTACCTAATTTTGTAACGACACTCTCATTCCAACCTTGGTTTCTTAAATTATATTTATGTGTTTCAGATAGAGTAGCAGGTCGAGTTCCTTCAGCTAGTCCATCATTTACTCCCCATATATCTCTAACCCTAACAGTAATAGTAGACTGAGATACTGCTTGAGAAGATTTATTATAAGAGAGAATAACTGGATTATCTAACTGTGTAGACACTACAACAAGTTTATTATTAATAACTGTTGTTTCAATATCAGCATCACCAAGACCACTAAGAGTAATAGCATTACCACTATTTAATAAATTACCACTAGGATTAGTAGTTAATAAATCAACAAACCATAGTTTATTAATAATACGAACTACACCAATAGAGACAGAGGTATCACCATCTGGAGATTCCCATGTATGGAAAGATTGTTTACCTGAAGCTAATTGAGTATCTGTAAAACCTGTTGCTGTTAAAGCATATGAATCTTCATAGTCAAGTCCTAATCTTCTAGACCTAGAACCATCTCTATGTAGAACAAAGTTCTGTTCATCAACAGATGCATTCTCAGGGAATGTAAGCGGACTAGCTTCAGTGATTAACCCTTTAACAAAAGAATTAAATATCTTTTCTTGTTTTGCTGCCATTTAGTCTTCCTTTTTTTTAGCTTCTTTAGCTTCTTGTTTAGCGTAATACTTTTCTTTAGGAGTTAAATTCTCTTGCTTCTTTACTTCTTTTCTAACTTGTGTATCTGCATTTCTAAACAGGTAAGTAGTAATAGCAATCTGAGCTAAAGCTATAGAGGTGAATACTCCTGATAATTCCTCTGGAAGTATACCACCTGATGTTAGCTTAATCTTTTGATGTGCTGTAACAGGACAAGTATATATTTCTATCCCTTTACCACCTGGTGTTTTAAACTCAGTCACTTATTTAAATCCCATAGATTTTCTAGCTTTACTCATTTGTTTTTGAGAAGCATGTATTTTAGGAGTTTTATATTTAGGTTTAGGAGCATTAGACTTATTACCTGTAGAAGTCTTACCTTGATTAGCCTTACCATACATAGATGAAGGTACTGGAGCTGATTTCTTAAGTGCACTTTTACCAGGAAGATTGTTTGGTACTATTCCACCTTTTCTCTTATATTTAGGTCTAGGAGTATTAGCCACAAATTCCGAAGAATGTATTCCAGGAACTTTATTACCATAAGTAGAATCTTTCTTTACTACTTTCTTTACTTTCTTCTTAAAGGTCATACTTTGTCCTGGTGTTTTACTTCCTTTGTTCTTTAAAGCTGGGTTCATGTTAGATACACCTCTACTACCACCACCAGAAGTAGGAGCTGCTTTTTTCTTAGCATGTGCTGCAATCCTTCTCTTAGTAACGAAATTTACGTTTGCTTTTCTTACTGTACTTTTTACTTTATCAAATAGTCCCATGTTACTTACTCCTTGGTTTAGATTTCATTTGTAGTTTCTTAAAAGGGTTTATTACTTTTTTCTTTACTTTACCATACTGTTGTTCATTTATAAAGGCTTTTGTATTATTAGTCAGCATTATTATTTTCTCCCATAATCACCAAAAGTGATTCCTTTATTCATGTTCCAAGCATCTTGAGACATTCTTCTCTTTTGTGTTTGAGCTTGTTGCTCTACTTTAGCATTAGGCATTTGTTTTAATGTTACAAAACAAGCTGACTTAGCTTCATTAAGAAGATATGAAAACATCTGTACTGGTAAGTCTGGTGTGAATGTATCTGTAACTGACCATGTAACTGATTGTTTACCATATGCTTGAGTACTTGTATTCTGAAGATTAGTTTCTTTAGCACTATCATAGGCATCAAATACTAATACTTCATCATCAAAAGAAGTAAAGTATTGAGGACCTCTTTCATTAAAGATATTAATAGTAACACTACTTGTATCAGCAATAGCTGTTACTTTAGTATCACTTGCATCTCTAGCATCTGTTATATCTAAGAAGTCTTCTGGATGTTTATATTGAATTTTCTGATATAAGTCCTTAGTACCACCATTCTCTTTATTATCATACTTAATCCATTTAAGGTCAGCTACTGTATCTGGTAACGACATATGAGTAGGTCTAGCTGTAGTTCCACTAGTACTTAGTTGAAACATCTCATATAGAAAAGGAAAGTCTTTTCCATCTACAATATTATAATAAGTAGACCTAACAATCTGAGCAACCTGTAATGACTCTTGAGTATCAGATATACTATTTACCTCATCTGAATCCATATCAGATAAGATGTCTTGTGTTATTTCTAATAATGTCATTTTACTCATATTTTATCCTATGTGGCTGTTAAAGTTAAAGCTAGTTTAGAAACTGTCATATCACCAGCACCTGTTGTGTTATCTGCATATACTTCAAAGTAATCACTTGTTGCTGCTGATACTAATACTGAACCAGACATGTGAGTTGCATCTGCTGTAACTACATCTGCATAAGTTTGAGAACCTGCTATAACAGTTCCATTCTTATGTATAGCTACTTCTACTGGTGCATCAGAACCTACAGCATGTTGTAGAGTAATATCAAAGTCTATCTTAACTGTAGCTGTTGGAGTTGCTGTATATGTTAATCGTGCTGTTGTTGCTTCAGTAACACTTACTGGTAATCCAGAGGCTACTGTTGTAGGTGCTACTTTTGTAGGACTAGCATTCCATGTATGTGTATATGGAGCTCCTACATTATAAAAGTAAAACCTTCCTTTAGGTAGAGCCATCTCTGCTGTTGTTAGCGTAGACCAAGCTCCTGACGCTGCTCCATCAGTTACATAAACAAGATTTACAGCAGCAGCTGCTACACCTTTAGGTTCATGCAGGTCACTTCCTGTAATCAAATTATGTTGAATCGTCATTGTCTTTTCCTTATATTAAATTAGTGAGGAAGGCACTTCCGTGAAAAAGTACCCTCTACTCAGTTAAAACTATACTGCTACTACATATTCAACTACAACTCTAGCTGAACCTGTTAATAAGTCATCAGCTGAAGGAGCTACTACTAGCTCACCTGCTGTTGTACCTATTGTAGTACCAACTAAAGCACCAGCTCCTGTTACAGAACCATTTAAAACTGCAATAGCTGTTTGTGTTGCTTCTGCTGCTGCTACTAAGCCATCTGCATCGATAGCTGCTCCAGCTGCAGTTTCTAAACCTACTAATAAATCAGAAGTTGTAGAAGTTGAAGTAAAAGCTGTGTCAATGTACATAACCGCAGAAACGATTGTACTGTTAGCAGGAATTACTTGTTCCATGTTGCTTGTTGAACCACCAGCTGGAAGGTCGTTGTAGTCAAATTTCCAAACAGCTTTTTTAGTCAAGCCATCAGAGTTTAGTTGCCCACCCCATTTTCCATCAGTAGTACGAACACCATAATGAGTATTAACACCTCTTGTTGCATCATTTTCAAAGCCCATAATTATTCTCCTTAATAAGCTGTTGGTGAAGTTAAAAGAACACCTAACGTATCTACACGTTGAGCACCAAAACCATAACGAGAAGTAACTTGATATTTATCAGCTCTTTCTTCTTGGTCTCTCCATCCTTCTGTCTGCGGAGCACGTCTCCATGCATGCATGATAGGTTTACATGAATCGTCAGCTACACACATAAATACATTAGCTACGTCTCCAATTTCACCAGTATCATTAGCCAGACTGTAACCAGAAGCATCAATAGCTGCTGCTGCTGTAAGTACAGGCAAGAAGTTAGATGTATATATATCCCAACCAAATACGTTCTTAACGAACTTATGGTCACGAGCAAAACCTTCTGTAACAATACCTTCAAACATTGGATTGTTAGAAACAGAAACCAAGTTAGCGATAGAGTTTAAAGAAGCTTCAACGATAGGGTCAACAATAGCAATACGACCTGAAGCAGGAGCATTAGCTTTATCAAACGCTAGTTTCATTGAAATAAAATCGTCTAGTACAGCAACACGAGTAGTTGCAGAATCACCACCAGCAACCCAACGATGAGGTCTACCATTTACTAGGTTAAGACCTGCATTAGTTTGAGCAGCATTAGCAACAGCTAATAGGCGAGATTCGTGGTTTTCACCAAGAGCACGAGTAGATTCCATAGCTCTCATAGCCATTAATGAATCAACTTGTGAACCATCTTCACGAAGGTCATCAGAAACTTTCCATGCATCACCGATATAATCAGTAATTGTTAAGTTTAAAGTACCTGTGTCGATAGGGTTAAAGTTTAAAGGTGTATCTTCAGCAGCATCTTGAAGCGTTACAGAACCAACTGTTTTAATGTTTAGTGTAGTACCTGAACCGAAGTCTGATACGTCTCTATACATTCCTTCTGGAAGAAGGTAGTCATGTAAGTTATCAAGGATGAACTGAGAATACTGTTGAGCCTCAACGAAGGCTGTAGTATTACTTGTTAATTGTGACATTTTAATGTCTCCTTAAAGTTAAATTTAATTTCGAGACTTACTAATTTCACCAGCACGTTTCCAAGCTGAAACTAAATCTTTAGTACTTGCACCTTGCTTTACTCTAGCAGAAGTTAGTGCTCCTGTTTCGGAAGCTTTCAAGGTCTCAGTATTTATAGAACCAGATGTTGAAGAAGTTTGTACCTTCTTATCACTTAGTCCTGAAAGTTTTAATACAGCATTTGGAGATGTAGCAGCCAAATTATTAAGTTGTTGAACACTTAACCCAGCTTCTTTCGCAATTTGATTGTATGCTGTTTGTGCTTCAGCTCCATACTGTTCAGTAAACTTTTCAGCTACTGAGTTAGCATTTGACTTAGCATTTTTAGCAGACTCTCTATTTTCGAGTGTACTGTTAATTAATTGTTCTATATCATCATGGTTTACTTCGGAAGCGGTAGCCTCTTGGTTCGTTCCAGACCTTATTTCATCCAGAAGTTCAGAAGCTGTTTTACGCTTAGTCAATTCTTCTTTTACTTCGGCTAACTCTGCTTCTAAAGTAGAGATATGCTCTTGTGCATGAGGAACTGATTTAAGTGCATCTTCAGGATTCTTATACTTCTTTCCTTCACCAACATATGCTTGAGCTTCGGTAGGAATCTCGAAGGCTGTTGATGGTGCTGCAACTTGAGCTTCGGTTGTACTAGGCTCGGTTGTTTCTTCTGTTGGTACTACTTCTTCATTACTTGTTTCTTCACTCATTTGAATCTCCTTTGTCAGGTAAGTGGTTTAATATCTTAGTAAAGGCTTTCTGTAGTCCAAGATTATATGCTTGTTGTTTAGACCATGAAGGATTTTCAAAACCTGTTTCATCCATACATTTTCTTTGTGACAATTCTATCTGTTCTTTAAAATACTTATTAAGTTCTTCAAAGACCTGATTCTTGGTCAGACTTTTAGCCTTTTCTGATTTTAAATCCATTGATTAATTAAACTCCTTCTGGTAAGTCTGGTTCAACATTATCACCACCTAATTCTGCTTCTTGTGATGCTAACATCTCCTCTTCCATACCTGGGGTAGCTTGTTCTGCTTGCATTTCTTGCTGAACCTGTTGCTGCAGCTTCATTGTTTCAGCTTGTTCAAATGTTGCTGCATTGTCTTTAATAAAGTCATACTGTTCGAAACCCATATACTCTTCTATCATAGAAGCTAATTTCTTAGCTGAGATATGTGGTCCAATAATTTGACCCATAGGACTATTAAATAATCCCATCATATTTTGTATTAGTTGTGCTCTAGCCGCATAGTGTCTTGCACCAATAGGTCTTAGTCTACCTCTAGCAGTTATATCTTCTTTAGTAACTGACATAAAGTCTACTACACCTAAATCATCATCCATTGTTCTAGATACTTCAGCAAGGTCCATATTTCTTACTGACATTTCTAACATAGAATTAAGAACTGGTTCTAAGAATGATACTTCAAAGTTATTTACTTTGTGTTGGAATATTCTTCCAGCAGCGTTTTGTAATGATTGTACTTCAAATGCTGTTTTCTCACCAGGTGAACGAACTCCCATTGCTTCTCTTGGAGCTCCTGCCATCTCTTCCATTTGTTGTAATAATACTGCTATCTCATTATTAACTTGGAATGCAGCTGGGTTAGGTGGCATAGCTTCTACATCACCATCTTCTGGTATATGAATAGTAGCTTCTGGATGCCATTCAAATGGTTCTACATCACCTTTAATTTTAATTGGTGGATGAATAGTCATGTCTAGTGCATCTGCTTTAAGATTTTCTAGATGGTCAACTCTGTACTGCATACCAACTAGGTTATCAAGAGGACCCATGCCATATAGGTTATCAGGTCTACTTCTCCATCCAACATGATGCTTGTTATCTCTACCTAAGTAAGATTGATTCTTGTTGTTACGAATAACATAACTTCTATCTATAATTGTAATGATTCTATTTTCATGAAGCTCATCTTTAGTTTCATCATATAAATCACCTTCAAATTCTAATACTTCTACCATACCAGATTGATAGTATTCTTGTAGAGTACCAAAACCATCAATAAGGAATGCTTCTGCTTTATTTATATCTTCTTGTCTGAATGAACTAATAGTTCTTCTGAATTCCATTGCTTCTTTAAAAGCATTTTCATCATAGTCAAGGTCAGGTCTATTATTCATATCCTTTTTAAGTTCACCAACAGTTTTAACATAACGTGTAAACTTAGGTGACTTAGCAAACTCTGCTGCTGTTGGATTGAATACTATATCAAATGGAGATAGTCTAGCTAGTTTAGGTCCACGATATGTAGTAACTTCTTCCTCAGTATAAGGGTCTGTATATACTTCATTAACATATTGAACCTCACCAAAGCAATTACCATAATCAATATAGTCATATATTAAATCTGATATTGTTTCTCTAAATCCTGATTCTTTAGTTTTAGTTTTAAGGTAAGACTCAATAGCCTTACGTTTTTTAATTGTTGCATCTTTATAATTGAAACCTTCCCACTTCATCCAGTTATCATTAGGAAACAAAGCATCCATATAGTTAGCATGCAAATTATCTCTAATCTGAGTTAGTTTAGGTATAGTTGTTTTATTCTTCCAAGGAAGTTTAGAGTTAGTTGTCTTAGAAGTATCTGTAGCAAATAGGTAGTTTCTTAATTCTCTCCACTCTATCTCTTTAGGTTGACGTTGAATCCACCAGTTGTTATATAGGTGAGCCAACTGCCTAGCAATTGAATCTCTTTCCTCGAACAATTCTCTAATCTGAGCTACTTTTCCAGCCATAATTTATTCCTTAATTGATTAATAACTCATTCCACCAAATCGGCTATGTGTTATTACATTTTTACTTACACTAAAAGAACCAAACCTTTGTTTAGGTATAACTGCTATATCAATTGCATTAGATAAAGCATCCTTAATATCATCATGTGGAGGATGAACCATTACTAGTTCTTCTTCTAATGATTGACAGTTCCCACCTTTGTAGTGCCAAACTTGTAGGTTATCATACTTAGGTTCAAGTATTGCTCCTACTCTTTCTTGCTTATCTCCTAAACTTCTTGTAGGTCTAAATTCATCTATTGATAAAGGTATACCATTTGGTTTAAGATAACTTTCCTTTAGTTCTCTTACAATAGTTTGTTGAGCAACTGTTGTTTCTGCTCTTAACTTTCTAAATCCCCATTTTTCCCAAGCTTTAAGAATATGTTGATAATAATCTACAATTCTTTCTGTCTTAAATCTGTCAATGTCTAGTATGTAGAAGTTTCCTTGATGGTCTACTCCAACTGTAACTAATGCTGTATAATCGGCTCTTTTCTTTAATGAGAATGCAAAATCAATTGCTGCATAAATATTAAGTCTTCTATCTTTAAAGTACCAATCACCTTCTTTGTTTTCTAGTATACTTCTTTCGTAATACTGAAAAGCATCTGCATCTATCCTAGCTGTTTCTATACTGTTAGGATTGTTATAATATTGAGCATAAAACTGGGTTGAATCAACATACTTAGCCTTAATTCTCGCCAGTTCTTTGCTGTCAAATCCAAACTTTTTACCATCATCTCTTGATTTCTTTGCCCATAAAAATTCACCATCTGTTTCGACTACTCTTTGGAAAAGTTCATAGACTTCTTCTTCAGATTCTAGGTCACCTCCTTCGTCAAATAGTTGCTCTTTCATGTTTATCATGGTATCATAGATGTCTCGTGGATGATAACGAGTTCCTACTACCCATTCAAAAGCACCTGGATTTTCTATCGATGCAAGTTGCGAGTAAGCTGAAGCAACTTTTTCTCTACCATCCTCCGTATATGCATTACCTGGAACAACAATATCATCTAAAACAACAACATCAGCATGAAACCCAGTTGTATTAGACGTAAGTCCAACAGCTTTGCAAGTAGCATCTCTTATTCCTTCTAATTTACGTTGAGGATGGTCAACTGAGATTTCAGCTACTGCCCACTTTTCTCTCTTACCTTCTTCTGGATGAATCATGTTACTCCAGTATCTCTTATACTTAGGTGAATCTATTATCTGTTTAATTGCATATAATTGTTTTTCAGCTAAATCAGCTGTTGCAGAAACATATAGTATTGTTGTTTCTGGATGTCTAGTTATATGCCAAGCTGTTCTATAAGCAGCTAGTTTACTCTTCATGTGTCCACGAGGTAGTAACACAAGTTGGTTTTCTTTAGCTTCCTGCCTACTCCACCAAGATATTAGTTCTTCATGAATAGAACCTAATAATATATGAGGAGCTACTAATCTAATGAATACTAATAAGTCAGCTTCAGCAGACTTTCTAATTAAATCTAATTTACTTTCCGACATTATATACTCTCACACCTTTCTTATCTATTTGAAACACTTCTTTTCTAGCTTCAGAATACTTTCTAGGAAAGCTTACATGAATCCAAGAGGAATATTCGAAAATAAGCTGGTCGAATGGTATTCCTGACTCAGCAAGGACATCCATAACTCCAGTAATATCATCGTACTTATTACAAGTAAAATCAGCTGCAAGACCCAATATGTGTTTAGAGGTTCTTCGTGAACCAAGTACATCATTAAGTTTCTCACATCTAAAACCACTATTAATACTGATAGGCAAACTATTAAGCTTAGTTCTAACAAGTTCTAGTCCTTCTGATAAAATTAACAAGTTAGCTTTCTGTTCTTCATTAGGAGTATTATCTATTCCTAATCTTGTTGCAGTATAACTATATGTTAGTTCTTCTAACGAGAAATGAGGAGTCACTACTTAGTAAGACCCTTCTGCTTTTCATAAGTTCTAAGTCCTGCTAATCCGAGCATAGCCATTGTTAATTCTATTAAAATATCAGATTGAAATTCTGGTAAAGGTATAACATTACCTGACATTATCATAATCCATTGTGCTAAAGGAGCTAGTACAAACATCCATGCAAAGCCTAGTGCTGCAACCCAACCTAATGCAGGTCTCCAACCAGCTACCCAAATACTTCTATGAGAGGCTTCTATTTTATTTGTCTCAGCTTGAGCTATGTTGAGAATTGTAGCATTATCTATTAATGCCTTCTCTATAGCTGATTTTGCTTTTAAAGCTCCATTCTTATCTGGAACTACTCTATCAATAACTGTTGATATTAATGGTAATAATAAATTAATCACTTAGAAAAAATGCTCCTATAAAAAATACTATTGGTGTTATTGGAAAGATAGTTAAAACTACTGCTATCTTTATAAGTCTTTTGACCATGGCTCTTCTTTTATTGGAATTGGTGCTGGTGCTTGTATACCCCATTCACCAAAGTCAAATAAGTCATCTAAGAAATCTCCTGTAAAGATGTCCTTTAGTGTCATTATAATTCTGTTAATTCTTTTCTATTATTAAACTGTTCGTGTTTATATGTTAGAACTAAGTCGCCTAATTCTGGGAAGTGGGTATATACTGTTTCTGAATCTGCATACCAACATCCTTCATGTACTTTATCTATATCAGTTGCATAAACTGCATACCTGAATAAACCTTTATACTTATCATCTAGTTCTTTAGTAATCTCACATCCTTTAGCCATAAGAACTATTTCACCTACTTCTGTAAAATAAACCATCTGAGTAGTATCATATAATTCTTGTAGTTCATGTTTTTGTTCAGGTGTTAAGTGTTTCTCGTGTTCTGCAAACACTGAAAGACTAAATCCTAATACTATTAAAAATATTATTGCTGTTGTTATTACTTTCATTTTAAGAGTCCTTTATTATGAAATATTTGTTGTTCATTATTGCATCCAGTTCCTAATAGCTATAGATATTAAGCCTCCTAATACAGAAGCAATTGCCATCCCAGCCCATAGACCTCCTTTACTTTTATTAGCTAAAGCCAACATTTCTTTCATGTCTTTTTGGAGTTCATCTTGACCTTTTTGCAACTGTTCAATTTGCTCTTTCATTTTGCCAAACTCTACTGGATTAATATCACTCATTATTCTGGTTTAGGATTATCTGTTTTTACTTGTGCTATTGCATCTTTCCATATTGTTGTGCCATCAACTGCATCATGATATTGCATATCTAATTGGTCGCCTAGTGATGGATAAGCCTCTTTCCTTGCTAATTGATAAGCATTAGAATCTGCTACATCGGATAACCTTTGAGCTTCTACATCAATTTCATTTTGTGTAGGAATATCGTTAGCATTATCAGACCATGTTATTACATCACCCTCTACACTAACTCCATATTCTGGTCTTAAAGATATACACGCTTCTGCTATAAAATTACTCATTATGCTTCTACCTCTATAATAGTAAATGTTGGTTTATCAACCCAACCTGCTCCACCTAAAGTTGTAGATAAAAATTGGTCTACTTTACCTTCTGTCTTATGATATATTGTATAAGTTCTAGCTGATGTGCTTGAAGAAGCATCTGCTGTAGTCATACTTAAAGTATCAAAATCATTAGAATCATGGCTAGTAGTTCTTTTTGACCAATGTACTTGATTTCTTCCTCCATGTGTTGTTGCTAAATTTACACCTGCTGATGCTGTTACATTATAAAATTGAGCATAGGCTAAATTATTACTAGCAGGCGAACAAAAATTAGCATCAAAACTAAAATATAAAGTACTTGTTGCTGATGATGGAGTAATAGCTAATCTAAAACTTGTGCTTAATTCATGCCAACCACCAGAAGAAGTTAATTGTGTTGTACTTGAATGTTGTGTTTTTACAGTTTGTAATACTTTACCACTACCACCTGCTGACACTGCTGCCCAAGTTAGTCCACCAGTATCTCCACTTTGAGCAGAGAGATAATAACCATTTGTAGGTGCATTGCTTACTTTAAGATTGGCTTCGTCAACTATGTTATCAGCTATAGTAAGAGCTGTTGCTCCAGTTACTTCTCCTGTATGTGTAGCATTAGTTACTTTTGCTGTATTAGCAGTTATTTCTGTATTGATTGTGTTAGCTAATTTATCAGTAGTAACTGCATCATCTGCTAAATCTACTGCTGCAATTGAACCATCAACAACTTTATTAACTCCTGTATCTCCACTAATTATTGTAGCCATTATTCATTTCCTTTTGGATATTGTGCTTTAACTGCTAAACAGTCAGCTATGTATTTATCTACTTGAGCTTGGTCACCTTTAACAATACCATCTAAGTAATCTGTGTGTGGAGGATAAGCTGCTACTCTTGCACCTTTCCAAGCATTAGCATCTGCTTCTGCATGAGCTGCATTTTCTTCTGGTGTCCAATCTACAACTTCTGTAGTTGTTGTTCCATCTGAATGATGAGTTACTATTGTGTTTTGTGCTGCTGCCATTTTATTGCTCCTAGTTATTTAACCCCATATATTGTTATAACGCCTCTATTAAAAGTATTATCAGCAGACCATCTAAATGTAATTGATGTAGTTGCTGTATCAATTGCTGTATTAACTCCTGGTGCCGCACCACCTTCAGCTATATGTAGAGTTGAATCCGCTGGTATATTTGCACTATCAAAACAATTAGAAACTCCATTACCTAAATCATGGTTTACTGAACCATATACAGAAGCTCCTACTACTGTGTAATTCAAAATTTTAACATAAGTACCACCTGTTTCTTTCCATTGAAGGTCAAGACTTGGTGAACTAGAAGAACCTACATTATATATACTAAGAAAAAGAAATTTATAAGTAGATAAATCTAATGTAGAAGTTACATGTGAAGTTCCTGATGTTGTGTTTAATGTATCTAATAATGTCATACCGCCACCAGCAACTGTACCCCAACTTGAAGCACTACCATTAGTAGTTAAATACTTTCCAGAGTTTCCTGTTTGAGATGGAATTTCAGTAGTAATATCTGAAGTAAGAGCCATTGTGCCTGTAGAGGCTGGCATTGTAATCGTGTTAGTTCCTGATACTGCTGGAGCAGATACTGTAATTACTCCACTTGTATCACCTGTTAATTTTATACTAGCCATTATTATTTTCCTTATAATTCCTCTTCATTTGTATCTGGAAGTTTATCTCCCCAGACTGCTTTAGGTACTTCTGGTAATGAATCTTTATTTAATCCATACATAGTAGATAAACCTAAGAATTCATTTCTTATTTTATTTCTAAATTCAAGAATCTCAGCTTTGTTAGTCAAAACTAACTGTACATCTGGTAAAGCTGCATAGTCTGTTTCTTTTAATAAAGCTAAACAGGCTTTTGTATATTCTTTTGGAATATTATA